AATGATGGTTTTACTATGTCAAGGCATTACTGTTCCTATTTAAGAAACTTACGAGAAAAAATTATTGAAAAGATAACCTATGGTTGGTGGATTGCCATACATAGTGTTGTAGATATAGGAAGTATTATTGGTATGATGGTTTATTTTGAAAAAGCAAAACATTTTTGGGTTGCTATTTCCATACCGATAGTTATTATACTATGGTATATACCTTTAGGATGGAAAAAGTATCGTGAGAATAACAGTATATAAAAGATATAATGATTATATTTTTACAGATTTTCTACCAACGGAACTTGACTCGGTTAGAGAATTATGTTATATTAACAACATCAAATGGTACACAATAAGTTATACGGAAAGCGAATGGAACGAATATGAAAGATTTTCTAAAAGAAATAATTAAAGAAACAGGTAATGAATTTGCTAGTTTAGCAAGTGAAGGAATCACAGCAGGTGATGTATCTTCATTTATAGATACAGGTTCTTATTCTTTTAATGCTCTTCTATCAGGTTCAATTTACGGTGGGTTGCCAGGCAATAGAATTACAGCAATTGCAGGTGAGGCAGCAACTGGTAAAACATTTTTCGCATTAGGTATTTTAAAAAATTATTTAGAAAAAGACAAAGACGCAGGCGTAGTCTTGTTTGAATCAGAAAACGCAGTATCAAAAGATATGATAGAGGCGAGAGGTGTTGATAGTAAAAGAGTTGTAGTAGTACCAGTATCAACTGTACAAGAATTTAGAACACAGGCAATAAAAATTTTAGACAAGTATTTAGAACAAGACCCAAAAGACAGACAACCTTTAATGTTTGTATTAGATAGTTTAGGTATGTTATCTACTACAAAAGAAATGACAGACACAGGAGAGGGTAAAGAAACAAGAGATATGACAAGGTCACAAATTGTCAAATCTACATTTAGAGTTTTAACACTTAAACTAGGACAAGCAGGTGTTCCTATGTTAATGACCAATCACACATATGATGTTATTGGTTCTATGTTCCCACAAAAAGAAATGGGCGGCGGTTCAGGATTGAAATACGCTGCTTCAACAATCATCTATCTAGGTAAACGAAAAGAAAAAATCGGTACAGAAGTAGTTGGTAATATTATTCATTGCAAAACATATAAGTCAAGAATCACAAAAGAAAATTCTCAAATTGATGTTAAGTTAACCTATAAAAAAGGACTAGATAAGTATTATGGTCTTCTTCAACTTGGTGAAGAGGCAGGTATCTTTAAGAAAGTATCAACAAGATATGAAATGCCTGATGGTTCTAAAGTATTTGGTAAAACAATCAATGATGAACCAGAAAAGTATTTTACAAAAGAAGTATTAGATAAAATAGATGAACACGCAAACCAAAAATTTACATACGGATCAGACGAAGAATAAAAGATACACCTTTGCTCAAAAGGATGGTGAAGATTTTTCCTGTATAAAACTTACCGAAGGTAAGTATAGAGGAGTAATTTTTCACTATGGTAAAGTAGAATTTGGAAAGGATGAAAATCCTGATGGTACTAAATCTATGAAGTTTGATTTTACTGTTAGATTAAATCCTACAGAAGAGAAATTGGATCCAGATAATAAAGAATTTGTAAATTATATTGGCGACTTGTTGATAGAATTATTAGATGAGAAAGTGAAAAGTGGAAAATAAAAATTATATTAATGTTTATGATGATGTATTAGAACCAAATCAATGTCAACACTTGGTTGATAAGTTTGAAGATTCAAAACATCAATGGACTAAAACACAATTAAAAGGTCATAGGTCTTTTACAGAAATTAATATAAATTTACATTCAGATTGGCAAGAATATGTGGACATAGTATATAAAGTATTGAGACCATATGTTGATAAGTATTGTGAAGATAATAATATAGATAGATTAAAACAATGGCCGAATAAATTTGGTTTTGAACAAATACGTTTTAAGAAATATGAAGTTAATAAGGAAGATGAATTTCAAGAACACGTTGATGTTATGGATTATGCAAGTGCAAAAAGATTTCTTGTACTCTTTTTATATTTAAAAGATAATATAGAAGGTCATACTTCTTTTCCTGAATATGATATGAAAGTTAAACCAAAAGCAGGTAGATTATTAATGTTTCCACCTTTGTGGACTTATAAACATATAGGACATAAACCAATAAAAGAACCTAAATATATAATAGGAAGTTATTTGCATTACGTATGAGCGAAAGATTAGAAACAACTATATTAAATAATCTCTTCTATCAAGAAGACTATGCTAGAAAAGTATTACCTTTTTTAAAAGAAGATTACTTTGGTTTAAGAACTGAAAAGATTTTATTTACAGAAATATATAAATTTGTAGAGAAATATAATAATCTTCCAACAAAAGAATCAATCTTAATAGAATTAGGACAAAGAAAAGATATTAATGAAGAGGAACATATTCAATTAAATGATTATGTTAATTCTATAGGTAAAATAGATTCCGATCCACAATGGTTGTTAGATACAACTGAAAGATTTTGTAAAGATAAAGCAGTACATAATGCTGTATTAGATGGTATTAGAATTTTAGATAAGAAAGATAGTAAGAGAACTCCAGAAGCAATACCTAGTATATTAGCAGACGCATTAGCAGTATCTTTTGACCAACATATTGGTCACGATTATATAGAAGACGCTGATGATAGATTTAAATGGTATCATACTAAAGAAACAAAATATCAATTTGATTTAGATTATATGAATAGAATAACCAAAGGTGGTATTCCTAGTAAGACTTTGAATATTGCATTGGCAGGTACAGGTGTAGGTAAGTCTTTGTTTATGTGTCATTGTGCAAGTGCTTATTTGGCACAAGGTTTAAATGTTTTATATATAACTTTAGAAATGGCAGAAGAAAGAATTGCTGAAAGAATTGACGCAAACTTATTAGATGTAACTATGGACGATTTACATACAATGCCAAAAGATTTATATGATAATAAGATAGAGAAGATAAGACAAAAGACTGGTGGTAAATTAATTGTTAAAGAATATCCAACAGCGTCTGCTCATAGTGGACACTTTAGAGCATTGTTTAATGAACTTTCATTAAAGAAAAGTTTTAAACCAGATGTAGTGTTCATAGATTATTTAAATATATGTGCGTCAAGTAGATTTAAAGGTGGCAATATAGGTTCTTATTTCTATATCAAAGCAATTGCAGAAGAATTAAGAGGACTTGCAGTAGAATTTAATGTACCATTGTTTTCTGCTACACAAACAACAAGAACTGGATTTATGAGTACAGACATAGGACTAGAAGATACAGCAGAAAGTTTTGGATTACCAGCAACAGCAGACTTTATGTTTGCAATAATATCAAATGATGATTTAGAAGCATTAGGACAGTTAAAGATTAAACAATTGAAGAATAGATATAACGACCCAGGAATTAATAGGTCATTTATTATAGGTGTTGATAGAGCCAAAATGAGATTGTATGATGTAGGACAACAAGCACAAAACATAGTAGATTCAAACCAAAAGGAGGAGGTTCCGAAACAAAAAGATATCGCTTACGATAAGTTTTCGGATTTTAAAGTATGATAAACAAACCAATTTTTACAATAGATGTACACACGCAAGAAGATTTTTTAAATCAAGATGAAATAGATAGATTAATTACTAGTATAAACAAAGCAGATTTATTAGATTATGATTTCTTTAAAGGGAATGCTAAATCAACATATGTTGCTATGCAAGAACAAAAACCTAACATTTTAGATTTTCATAAAGATATAGCAGATAAAATTATGAAGGAAGTTTATGTACCTAATCAAAGATTGGCTCAATCTTGGGTTAATATACAAAATAAAGGTAGTACATTAGATTTTCATAATCATCCTAATTCAGTTGTTTCTGGTGTTGTATATTTAAAAGCAAATGGAAATGATAGCAAGTTAGTCTTTCAGAATCCACTTACTCCTATGTCACCAACAGCAATTTCTCCACACCGAGAAACTTATGAACTAACACCTAAAACAGGATTATTGGTAATGTGGCCGAGTTATTTAATGCACGGTTCAGGACCTAGTATTAATCAAAGTGATGAAAGAATAGTATTTGGTTTTAATACGTATTGGAAATAATGATAACTATTACAAAAGAATATATGGAACAACCAAAAGATATTAGACAATCTCATTTAAATTTAAAAGATAAGTGTATTGAAAGAATATTTGAAACACAATACAGACAATCAGGTTATAGTTATTACTTAAAAGGATTGTTAGCACACGTATTAGATACAAATATACCATTAAGAAATAAAGATGGTGTAAATGTATTACTAGCACACGCTTGCAACAATGCTAAATGTGCTAACCCTAAACATTTATATTGGGCAACTTCTAAAGAAAATATAGCAGATAGTGGTAGTTATTATGAAAGAAATTTAAAGAAGAATGGTAAGCAATTTATCATTGATACAGCGAGAAAAGTTGCAAAAGAAAAACCACCTGGATATTTCAGTAAGATTAACAATAGAAAAGGTAAAAAACATACTTTAGAACATAGAAAAAATATATCACTAGCAATAACAAAGTGGCATAAAAATGGGTAGACCTAGATTTTATAAAAGTAATAAAATGATTCCTACTAAAGAATATAAAGCTAATTGGGAAAGTATTTTTGGTAAAAAGGAAAAGAAAAAAGAAGAAGATGGCAAAACAAAAAGTAAGGTTCAGCAGAAACGACAAGAGACCAGCAAAGTATAACTATAAACTTTCTTACGAAACAAAGATGGTTAAGAAAGGTAGAAAAATACTTTGGCACGTCATAGAGAAACCAACTGGTTCGGTAGTATCAGAATTCTTTTTTGAAGAGGATGCTGAGAAGTTAGCGAAGTTCCAAAATAAGAATAAAGTCTGGCAAGAGAACGGTGGTATAGTCAAACACCTATGTTTTCAATCTAAATAAATCGTATATAAATAGTCATAGGAGAGATATGGCATACGAAGTTTCAGAAATAACTACAGCAACAGCATTACAAAAAACTGTACCAGAATTAGAAAAATTAACTAGAATTAATCAGTTAGTTAATTTTATAAAGGCAGGTAAGACTGGTAGGGGTATTGAGTTTGGTGATCCAAACACCAAAAACCAATTCTTAAAAAAAATGGATCCAACTGTTCCAAAAAATCTTTCAGATATGGCAGTAGGTATATCAGCTGCTATAGCAATAAGAAAATATATGAAAGCTCCAAGTGGTAGATTAACTGTATATATGACAGGTAATGTTTGGTCACCAGAAATTAGGGATTTTCAAGTTAGTGCTTTTGGATTTGCAGATTATAATTCAGCAGATTTGGTAGTCACCAAAGATAAGAAAAAATTTTATGGATTTTCTTTAAAGAAAAAAGCATTTGTTAAAGATTCCGATCCAACTCTTATTAATAAAGCATTTGCTTCCACACTTGAAGGTTCAAGATTTGAGAAATTAAGACAAAAATTAGAAAAAACTAGAAGAGATTATTTTGCTAGTGTAGTTAAAGAGGCAGTAGCGAAAAAAATAATATTGAAAAAAGATATTAAAAATTTTGATAAGTTAGATAATCAAGAATTATATGAAGCTAAAAATAGAGATAGAGACCAATTTGATAGAGCTTATATTAATACAAAAGGATATGCTACATCTCCTAAAGGATATCTAGACTCTAATACTAGAGACCCAAAAAGTATGAGATACTTTGTTAATAATAAACTGTATGATACTAAAAATAATCCATTGTGGAAAGTTTATAAAAAAATAATTAATGAAAATTCAGAAGAGTTAGCAGAAGTTTTACTTAATATAATATTAAAGGTAAAATTATTTGATAAACTCAATACAAAAAAATTAAAAGGTAAAGAGTTTGATTTTGCTTTAGTAACTGGTATAGGTACTGTTGTTAAAGAAAAGGTTATGATTTCACCTGGAAGAGTAGACTCATTAAAAACAACCTTATGTGGATTAACAAGAATTGATAAGAAATACAAAGGCGAGTTTGAAGTTGTGCAAAATCCTGATACACTTAATAAATCAGACGCTGCTAAAATATTCTTTTTATTAAGAAAGGGCAGTCTTAATATGATAGATTTACGAGTTAGATATAAAGGAGATTTTGTTATTAAACCACAATTTCAAGGTTATATGACACCTGAATTTAAAGCAGAAATTGCTAAAGAGTGTGCAGGTACTTAAATTATAAATAGTATTATATGATTTGTTAATGGATATTTGAAGATAGATTATACTAATGGAATAAATGAGGAATAATGTTTAGTTTTAAAGGTTTTACCACAAACGACAAGAATACACACCTAGAACACCTAGAAGATGATATAATCAATAGAGGTTCATCTGGTGGAGTTAATGCAATTAACTTTCTAAAATCAGTAAGAGATATGCTCGCAGGTCACTCGGGAGCAAAAATCAATACTACTGTTAAATGGGATGGGGCACCTGCTATTATATGTGGTGTCAATCCTGAAAACGGTAAATTCTTTGTTGGTACTAAATCAGTATTCAACGTTACCCCAAAAATCAATTACACAACAGCAGACATAAGACGGAACCATTCTGGTGCCGTTGCTCAAAAACTATCAGTATGTCTTAATCATTTATCCAGTTTAAATATTAAACAAATTTTACAAGGTGATTTATTATTCACTAACGATACAAAATCAGCTTCAATTGATGGTGAAAAAATGATAACCTTTACACCAAATACAATCACATATGCAGTACAGGCAAGTAGCAATATTGGTAAGAAGATTGCTCGTGCTAAAATGGGTATAGTATTTCATACAATGTATACTGGTAAAGATATGAAAAGTTTAAATGCAAGTTTTGGTAATGTTAGAGGGTCAGGTAATTCAAGAGTATGGGTAGCAAGTGCTTCTTATAAAGACGACTCTGGTTCTATTACATTTACTAAATCAGAATTGAATATATTTAATGCTCAATTAAGAATGGCAGAAGGTTCATTAGGTAGAGCGAGTAAGATATTAGATGAAATGACTAAACGTGCTAGTGACCCTTTATCTGTAGGGTTTAGATTAAAGTCATTTTTTAATCATTACATTAGAAATAACAAAGGTAGTATGGCAAAGGTTGCTGTATTGCAAGATATGTTTAGAGATTATTATGAGAACGTTTTGAAGACAGAAATTGACGCAAGAAAAACTGAAAAAGCAAAACAAAAATATAGAGATATATTAGCAAATGGATTAAAATTTATTAATCAAAATAAATCAGGTTTATATATGGCGATAGCAAGTCACGTAACTTTAGGCAATGCGAAGAACACATTGATACAAAAGATGAATCAAATTCAACAGATAGGACACTACATTAAAACTGGAACAGGTTATAGAGTAACAGCACCTGAAGGATATGTTGCAGTAGATAGAGTAGCGGGTGCAGTAAAAATAGTAGATAGATTAGAATTTAGTAGGGCAAACTTTACGTTGCCAAAAGGATGGAAATAAATGAAGTTTAAAGAATTTTTATTACAAGAAGGTATATATGACCCAGGTATATTTAAGGCCTTCTTTATGGCAGGAGGACCTGGTAGTGGTAAATCATTTATCGCTAATAATACTTTTGTAGGTTCTGGATTAAAATTTGTAAATTCAGACCAAGTATTTGAAAGAGGTTTAAAGAAGGCAAATCTTTCAGATAAAATGCCTGACCAAGAAAAATATTTTAGAGATATTATAAGAAATAATGCAAAGGGTACAACAAAAAGACAATTAGATACTTATGTAACTGGTAGATTAGGTTTAGTTATTGACGCAACTGGAAGAGATTATGGAAGAATAAGTGCAGAATATAATCAACTACACTCATTAGGTTATGATTGTTATATGATATTTGTTAACACAACATTACCTGTTGCGTTAGAAAGAAATCAAATTAGAAGTAGAACTATACCAGAATATATTGTTAAATCATCTTGGGAAAAAGTACAATCTAATATAGGTAAGTTTCAAAGATTATTTGGTCAATCAAATTTTATTGTAGTAGATAACAATAGGTCAGATAAAGAACTAGTGTCACAAACTTTACAAAACTGTGACAGATTAGTTAGACGATATATGAGGCAGCCAATTAAAAGTTATCTTGCAAAAACTTGGATGGCAAAAGAAAAAATGTACAAAAATAAATTAAATGAAAGTATTATAGACGCTCCTAGAAATACATATGCACCTGGAGTTTTTGATGACTATGAAACTAAAACACCTAGAATTAAACCTGGTGTAAGAGAAATAATTGACAATCAACTTAAAGAATTTGGTAAAGAATACCCGATTATAAAAGTTAGTTTAGTAGGTTCTATACTTACAAAGAGATATAGAAAGGACGCAGATTTAGATTTTAATGTACTGTTTGATGTACCTGTAGATAAACAAGAAGAAGAGAGATTAAGATTATCTCATAAGTATCTATCTGCTAAAAGTCCAGAAAAGATTAATGGTAAATTAATACCTGGTACACAACACCCTATTAACTATTACATCATTACTGATCCTATAACTCATCAAGACCAAGAGGATAAAGCAGACGCAGTATTTGATTATAGAGGTAATGTATTTACTAAAAGACCAGCAGACTATACGTTTGATATGAAATTATATATGTCAGCATATCAAAGAAAGGTACAAGAGATAGATGTAGTTAAAGGAGAATTAAAAAGAGATATTATAGACTATGATGAACTAAAAGATTTACAACCAGATGATATTTTAAATTTACAAGAAAAGATTAATGAGAAGTTAGAAGAGATTGAACAATCTATAAAAGATATTGTTGATATTGGAGATGATGTAATGACTGCTAGAAGAGCAGCGTTTGATTCTGATATGACACCAGAACAAATTAAAACGTTTAGTATTAAAAATAGATTACCTAAAAATGTAGTCTATAAGATGTTAGAGAAGTATCATTATTTAAAATTCTATAAGAAATGTAAAGAGATATTAGATGATAATAAAGTTACAGACGCTGAAATAGATAGTTTAAAATCTGAAGCAGTTGCTGATAAGTCTATTGCAATTACATTTGGAAGATTTAATCCTCCTACAATAGGTCACGAAAAACTTATTAATAAAGTTGTAAGAGCAGATAGAAATTATAAAATCTATATCAGTAGGTCAGAAGATAGTAAAAAGAATCCATTATCTCCTAGAGATAAATTATCCTTTATGAAAAAAATGTTTCCACAATATGCTAGAAACATTGAAATCAATACAACAAATATGATTTTAGATTTAGCTACTATGTTATACAATAAAGGTCATACTATTTTAAAATTTGTTGTAGGTAGTGATAGAGTAAGAGAATTTGAAACGATACTTAAAAAATATAACGACCAGAAAAATAGACACGGATACTATAACTTTAAAACAATAGATGTTATATCTGCTGGAGAGCGTGATCCAGACGCTGAGGGTGCTTCAGGTATGAGTGCGAGTAAGATGAGGGATGCTGCTACTAAAGATGATATAGCGTCATTTAAGAGAGGACTACCATCTCAATTTAGAGATGTTGATGGACTGTTTAAAGCGGTCAGAAAAGGTATGGGTATAAGAGAAGACTATAAACCAGATACTTCAAAACCTGTTATGACATTAGGACAGTTTGAACAGAAACAAGTTAGAGACCTATACGTTAGGGAGATGATATTCAATATCGGAGACCAAGTCAAGTATCTTAAAGAAGATAAACAAGGTAAGGTAGTACGAAGAGGTACGAACTATGTTGTACTAGAAGATACAAATAATAATTTACACAAATGTTGGATATGGGATTGTATTCCAGTTGCCGCTGATAAAGAACCATTGTTGAGAGAATATAACCTAGACATTGATTACGGATTTGAAGCAGTTGAAACGATACCAGTACCAAAAACATACTCACAAATTAAAGATAGTTTTGAAATAGGTGCTGATTATGCTAATCATTGTAAGCAAATGACACCAGGAGAGAAAGAGGACGCACCTCCTGTTGACTCAAAAGACCGTGGAAAACCTACTGATACATACATATCACGACCAGGTAAGGCAACGGATGCTAAAGTTGGTGAGGATAAATTGACCGAGAAGGAAGTAAAAGAATGGTCAACTTCAGTTTCAGTAATAGATAAATATAAGGAACGATATAAAGAAGAGTGGAAAGCGAAACTAAATGAAGTAGTCGCTAAGATGATAGAGAAACTTTAGAGAGAGAAATGGCAACTAAATTCAAAGAATACGTACATAACCTATACATTGCTGAAAGCTCGGCTATGGTACTAAAGGGAGTTGACGATTACCTTAAAATTGCTAGGGAAAAAATTAAAAGACACCCACAATTTGCTAATTTATATAGAGACCAAAAACGTGATGTAGCCACTAGCATAGGTGGTAAGTATATAAAGATTTGGGATACTGAACGAGGACAAAGAAGAGCTATACACGCTTTTGTAGATAAAATTACAGGAGATGTTTTAAAGGCGGCTGGTGTTAATGCTCCAGCAAAAGGTGCCAGAGGAAATGTTTTAGACAAAAAGTATATGGACTCATTAAACCGTGTATTTGATACTCACGGTGGACATTTATATAGCAGACACAGTTTATCATACAATTTCAAGAGAGATAATAAATTCAAATAAAATGGGCACGTTAAAAGAAGAACTAGAAAGATGGAAGTCAAGTAGGTATAGAAAACCTATGAGTGTTGCTCTTGCAGAAGTAAAAGAAAGACACGATTGCTCTAAAGTACACCCTGGTAAAAGACACCAAGAGTGGATGAATACTGAACCAGTTAAACACGTTAAAGAAGAAAGATTTGATGAAGGTAGAATGAAAGATATCTACACGATGGATCAAGAAGGTAAATCTGCTGAAGATATTGCCAATAGATTAAACATAAAAGTATCAACTGTTAAATCCATTTTAGGAGAACAAGTTGACACATTACAGGAATTTACAGACAGTCAAATATTACAACTTAAAAAAGATTATGCACCACTAAAAGGAAAAACAATTAGTGGAACAAATGCTAATAAGTTGATGAGAATATTTGATAAGTTTGATAAGAATAAACAGCTTTTAGTTAAATTATTAAAAGCAAACATTCCATTTGTGTCAATGTTAGCGCAAGCAAGACTCATTTCAAGACACGGAGCAAACGCTTCCCAGTTGGCACAAATGAGAAAAGAAGAATTAGAAGAAGCAAAATCACCATTTAGATTATCTTATGACGACAAGTATGGCAAACACGCAGGTTTTGAAGACGCAAAAACATTACAAGATTTACAAAACAAAGCACAGAAATTAAGAGCTAAAGGATTTAAGATTAATAAAATGGGTAGAAATACATCACCTGTTGAACAAAAACTACCAGAACCAGAAGGTAAAACAGAAGTACCAGAAGCGTTTGCTGTACAAGTTACTAAAATGGATGGTGGTAAATTTATACACGGCAGTTATAAAACTAAAGCAGAAGCAGAAAAATGGATTAAGTGGTATAAAACTGGTGACGTAAGACAAACTAAATCAATAGAAATTGTTAAAGAAGGTGTTTCAGATTTTTATACACCTAAAATGAGTGATAAACAAATTGCTAATATTAAGAACGTATGGAAGAATAAAAAAGCAACAGATGTAACCGACGCTGTTAGACAAATGATTAAGAGAATGGACGTACCTACACAACTAGCAATTAAATCAGCAGACATACCACACATATCAAAATTAATTGAAATTGCTACTCACGGTCACGGTCCTAGAGCAACCTTTGAGAGATTGTGGTTGAAACATAAACGAGGAGATAAAGCAGGTAAATAACCTTATAAATAGTACTATGACATATTTAAAACAAAAACCAGGTAGTATTGAAGAAGTAATTGCTAAACAGCAAGAACAATATCAAGACCCTAAATACAAAGCAAAATTTGACGAAGAATTAAAAAATACTATGGGTGGTATTGGTTCAATGACACCTAAAGAAAAGATAGCATTTTTTAATAAAGTGGAAGAAGAATGGAAACCTTCTACTGGAAAACACGCTGATGAACAGTTGATGAAAGACTTTATTGACAAAGGTGGAAAAGTAGAAAAGATACCTGAAAATAAAAGAGCATATAATGGCAATAGAATTAAACCTCATTTAGCAAACAAAAAGAATTTAGCAAGACAAGAAGCAATGACGGAAGAAACTGTTTCAGAAGCAATGCCAGGTGGAGCTAATTCATCTTCAAGACGAGGAAGTGCTTCAAGTGGTGTTAGAAAAAAATATAGATTTGGTTATAGAGTTGCTGAAAAACAACCTAAAGGCAAAGATATAGAAGAAGAATTTTCTCAACAACTAATTAAACAAGCATATGGTATATTAAATGACCCTAGATATAAACAAGGTAATTATACAGGTGCTGTTAATGCTATTGAAAAACTTGCAAAAGGATTATCAAAACATCCAGACGTTGCTAACGCATTAAAAAGAGCAAATGAATCAGTAGAACACGAAAGTGCTTTTGCTATTTCAGGTGTAGAAACACAAAGACCTACAGAAGATATGCAAGAAACAATAGACGCAGGCGAAGTATCTAAAATGAAAGACAAGAAAAAAGAAGTAGATTTTAAAACTGCTAACGTATCTACTACTGAAACGATTGACGCTGGAGAAGTTTCTAAAATGGCAGATAAGAAAAAAGAAGTTAAGTTTAGTACAGCAAATGTATCTACTACAGAAGATAAAAAAGATCCAAAAAAAGAAGTTATTGGTACTGATAAATCAGAACCATCAGCAAATTTAGAAAATATTATCAGAAATATTTGGAATAAAGCAGCTAATGAAACAGCAGAAAGAGGAGACTCTCAACTGTTGCCTACAAGAAATGAAAGCAAAATTCCACCTATTGCAAAAGATAATAAACCAGGTGTAAAGATTGCAAAGATAAGAGCGACAAGGGATGCTAAAGATGGTAAAGAACCAGGTGCTAAAGACCCTACAGCAATGGAGAAACAAATTTTAACATTGCAAGGTCAAGTTAATGTATTAAAAACAAAATTAGAAAATGAAAAAGGTAAAGTAGTTAAACCTGTTGCAGATAAAGAAACAGGTCAAGTACCTTTAACAGTTGGACTAGCACATAAACTTTTAAAAGATAAAGCTGAAAAAGAAGACGATAAAAAAGAAACTAAAACAGAAGCAGTCAGTCCTTATAAATTAAAATATGAAACTTTAAGAGCAAGAATTAAAGAAACAAAAGAAAAAGAAAAACTTGCTAAAAAGAAAGATGAACCTACCAAGGGTAGAACAATGACTGGAAATCCTGCTTCAAAAGTAAATACAGATCCAGAGATAAACTATAATACCTAGGAGGCAATTCAGATTATGCCTCTTCCTAAACTCTATTGTGATATGGATGGTGTCTTGGCAAACTTTAAAAAAGGTGCTGAGATAGCAACAGGAGTTCCTATCAGTCAATGGATGAACCTCACAAAAAAAGATAAGTGGAACCCAATCAGAAATGATAAAACTTTTTGGGAAACATTACCGTGGATGCCAGATGGTAAACAATTGTGGAACTATATCAAAAAGCATTCGCCAGATATTCTATCAGCATATGTAGATAAAAATGTAGACCCTAACTGTATACCAGGTAAAAGTAAATGGTGTAGAAGTCAATTAGGTTTAAGTGGTAGAAGAGTTAATCTTGTAAAGAGAAGTCAAAAACAAAATTATGCTCAGACTGGTTATAGAAGTCCTGCCGTATTAATTGACGATTACAAACCTAATACAGATAGTTTTACACAACGTGGTGGTATCGGAATATTTCATAGAAATTCAGCTAATACTATACGAGAGCTAAAAAAGCTAGGTTTCTAGCACACCTTCCCATTATAAATATACACATATATTAAGAATTGAGTACTTTAACAATTTAATTTAAAGGAGAGAATACTATGTCATCACATTCAAGTGCAGACTCGGCGGCTGGAGCACCATTATGGGCTTGTGCTGCTGCTAAATTAGCATTCACGTCAGCAAATAGAACAAACTTATTTGAAGACGCAACTGCTGATAATTTTATTACTGGAATAACTTTAGGGTTATTTAACTATGCGGATGCTCAAGTACCAGCAGGTGCTGGACACGCAGGTTGGAACTTAAAGACAACTGGTTCTGGTGGTAGAAGCGGAAGAGTACAGTACGAAACGATAGTAGCATTAACAAACGCTGCTTAATAATCAATATTATAGGGGCGATTCTTTATAGGGTTGCCCTTATAAATAATATTATGATGTAGGAATTACCTACAGTAGCATTCCCGAAAGGGTTAATAGGAGATAACAAATGGCAGACAAAAAAGTCACCCAGCTTACCGATTTAGGTAACGCATTAGCAAGTGTGGATTTATTCCACGTAATTGACGATCCATCAGGAACGCCAATCAATAAAAAAGTATCAGCAGCAAGTATATTTAATAACGTACCAACGTTTTTAGCTCTTGCTCAAGCATCCCAATCATTAACAGCGACAGGTTCTGGAACTTTAGTTGCAGACGTAGAAAGTGCTGTTACAGAAGTTGAGGGTACATCAGGAACAGGTGCAGTAACTTTAGCAGATGGTGTTGATGGTCAAATTAAAATGATTATAGACACAGCAACAGCAGGTACTAACGCAATAACTATAACACCAGCAAATTTAAGAGGCGGAACAACCGTAACTTTAAATGCGCCAGGTGAAACAGTTACTTTATTATTTAAAAATTCAAATTGGAATGTAATCGCAGGTAACGGATACGTACTTGCATAATATATTATAGAAGGAGATAATTATGGATATAAATTTGGAACAACTTACTTCGGAGAAACTTGGTCTACAAAAAGACTTTGAAACTTTAGGTAAGAATATAAAACAAGTTGAAACTGATTTGGGTCAGATGAAAGCAAATTTAAATGCAATCAATGGCGCTATTCAACAAGTTAATAAGTTAATAGGAATGGCTGGTGGAGAACCAGTTAAGAAAGCAGATGATAAAAAAGTTTAAGATTTTTTATGAAGATAAAGACTTGGACGATTTTGAGGAAGAAGTAATCGCTGACTGTCCTGAAGAGGACACAGCAAAAGAAAAGGAAAAAACAAAAAATGAAAACGTTTAAACAACACATAACAGAAGACGGCAAGATGGCTGGAACAGCAACATCTAATGCAGTTGAAGATGGTAATTTAGGCGCTCATAACATTTCTGATCCAGAAGTATTAAATAGAGTTAATGCTTTTGTAGGTTCTATTGCAGACGTAGAATTCATTAAACCACAACAAGCGGTAGATAGTTTGAGAGAAAAACTAAACCGTGTTGGTTTAACTGTTTCTCCAGTTACAATGGAAGGAACATCAGGAAAAGTTAGTGCGAAAGTTAGTCAATTTGGTGGAAGATTTGGGAAAGATACCGACGGTTCGGATTTAAATGATGATGGAATATCACACAAAAAATCTGGCGGTCTAAATTTAGAAGTTAGTTATGAAACTTTAAAGAACGGTGCATCCAAGGTCTACGCTAAGTTAGTGTAGGTCAAATGTTTGAGAAAATAACCAAAGATAATTGGTTGCTTTTTGCTCAGCAAAATTATAGCAACCCTACATTGGAAACAAATGTAGAGTTTTTGGAAGATATTAAAAGATTTAAATATCTTAAAAGGTTATTTCGCAAATATAAAACTACAGGTGAAGTTAAAATAAGATTAATTATTAATCACATTGTAGTATTACAAAATGTTTTTAGTGCAGATGTAGCGATAACTTTATTATTATTTAAGATAGATAGAGAATATTGGTCAGTATTAAAAACAGTATTGAACTATCTTAAATTACTTTATCAACACGAACTAGGTGACGTTGATGAAGATGAAGATATAAAAGAAATGTTAAAGGAACTTTAATGGCTAATAGAGCAGTAGATATGTTAATAACTTACCGAGTAGTTAAACTATTGGTAACACCTTGGGAGAAGCAAGAAGCATTTAAACAAGGTATTATTGATAAGACAGGTAAAGTATTAAGACCTAATAAAACATTAAAAACAAGTAAAGATAGGAAAGCATATACTTATTTACATAGATTTGTTTTTAATATGAAAAGACTATTTAAAAAAGTTGGATTGGGTAGTAGATTTGGTTCTTTTTTTGCTGCTATGGCAATGGTATTAAGGGAAGATAAACAGTTAATGATAAACAAAGACGCTATTGAAGCAGGTGTAGTTGAATATTTAAAAGAAACTAACCAATATGAAAATATGTTAAATGAAATAAGAGATATACCAGATATAGATGACGAACCAGTAATGACTTGTTTGGGTGTAGGTATCTATGAACAAAATAAAAAATTAGTATCGGAGTATGAATATGCCAAAACATTATAAAGATATGATGGATGAAATCATCAACAAGATTGATGAAGATGATAAAAAAGAAGTCAAAAAAGAAGACGCACCAGCAAATGCAGTAGCACACGGTGGTGTAGATATGAATCCAACTGGTAAGAAAAGAGTTATGGGTACTTTAAAAAGAAAAGTACAAGAGAGTGATGATAACAACAATGTTGTATTGAAAGGTGTTTTTAAGGTACTAAATAAACTTGAAGATAAGATTGATGAAATAAGTGGAGTTGTAAAAGAAGAATTAAAAATTGAAACACCTAAAAGAAAAAAGACTATTAAAGAAAAAGCTAGAGTATGAAAAGTTTTAAAGAATTTATAGGTACAACAGGAGTTAGAATAGGAAACTATTCAAATGTACAACCTATAGCAAGTTTAGGTGATGTACCACCTAAAAAAAGAGCAGGTGGTAAAAATGTTAGAGGTGTAGGATTACACGCAGGTTATACAACATCAACTAATCAAAGACCATTTTTATCTGCTGATCCAAGAGTAGAACCAAAGACTAAAAAGAAAGAAAATACTATGGGTGGTATGGTTCACGTAAGAGGTGCCCAACCAACTGCTAGTATGAGAACAAGGAAAAAATAAATGGAACTAATAATAAGTTTAGCAATAAAGTTTTGGATGTGGTCTATAGTAATTTTAGTTATTATAGTAGGACTAATTATCAATTTATTTGATAAGAAGAAACCTAAATGTCATAACTTTAGTTATAAAAAAATGCCAGTAATGAGAGCTCTACCTATACGAACAAAAGGTAAAGGTTTCTTTAAGGGTATCTTAATGTGGATTCTCACTACAAGAAATTGGGAAATCGCAGAAGATTTTGACTACGAAATTAATGACGTTAAATACGTTATACCAGCAGGTTTTAAATTTGATGGTGCAAGTATACCAAAATTCTTGCATACATTTTTATCACCAGTTGGAGTACTTTTAATGGGTGGATTGGTACACGATTATGCTTATAAGTATCAGACACTATTAAAAATCAATAAGGCAGATACCCTAGGTGTTATATCTCAAAAAAGAGCAGACGAAATCTTTAGAGATATTAATATCGGAGTAAATGGTTTCTATCTTATGAACTACTTAGCATACTGGTCGTTAAGACTAGGTGGTTTTCTTGCGTGGAACAAACACAGGAAAGTTAACGCTAAGATTAAGTAAAAAAGGAGAAAAAATAAATGGAGTTTATTACAGGAAGAATTAAAGAACTAACATCTTTACACGGTGGAGTATTAATCGGTTTAGGTGTTGTGGTTTTATTTTTTAGTCCACTAGCTAAAATTGCTGCTTGGGCAGCGATTGCTTACGGCGCTTGGGCTATATTAAAGAAGGACTAAAACAATGTTTGGCACAATGAAAATGGTTATGGTTGTAATAATGATAGGCGGACTTGCTGGAGCAGGTATGTATGTTATGAAATTACGATCCGATAATGCTATTTTAAAAGCCAATCAAATTAAACTTGAAGAAGCGGTGAGTTCCCAAAAGGAACTCATTGCTAAACAGCAAGCAGACTTCAAAGAAATTTTAGAAGCAAATAAAAAATTTAACGAATTAGTTACCGCTCTTAAAAAAGATATAGATGATTTAGATAATAGATTTAACAAAGGTGGAAGAGATTTTGGTAAACTTGCAATAGAAAAAACAGAAGCAATTGAAAGAATAATTAATGGCGCAAGTGATAAAGCATTAAGATGTGTTGAGATAGCAGGTGGGGCACCACTTACTGAACAAGAACTTAACGCAACTGTAAAATCAGAAATCAATAGAGAGTGTCC